CATCCGCTTCCACTCCCCTGCCACGTCCTCCGCGCTCTGGAACGGTGAGAAGGGGCGTATCGACTGCGGGCTTACCATCATCGACACGGTACAGGACGAGCACCAAAAAGACAGCTGGCGGCCTGCGCTGGTCAACTTTTATACCGACACCGCCGTCATCGTGTTGCGCTCCAACGGCAGCAGCTGGACGGCGGAGCGGAAGCTCCACCGGATGGGGCGTCCGCTGATGGAACCGCTGATCTGGAACGCCACCAGCAACAAGCCCTTTGGCCGCAGCCGCCTGAAGCGCGCCATCCGTTCCCTTATCGATGACTATGTGCGCACCGTGGCCAACGCCACCATCGCGCTGGAGTTTGACACCACGCCCCAGAAGTACATCCTCGGCGTGACCGATGAGCAGTACGATGCTATTACTTCCGATAAATTCAAGCAGTATGTCGGCGCGCTCATCGCCGCCACCTCCAACCCTGAGACCGGCGAAAACCCGGTCTTTGGGCAGCTGGCGCAGGGCAGCTTGCAGCCCCATGTGGAAAAGATGCGGATGACCGCCACCCAGTTTGCGGCAGCCACCGGCCTGACCGTGACCGACGTAGGCGTGGTGAACGACGCCAACCCCACCAGCAGCGATGCCATCCTTGCCCAGAGCCAGACTCTGGTGCTGATGGCGCAGCAGCTGAACACCGGCAACGGCGATGCCCTGCACACTATCGCCTGTATGGCGCAGGCCATTGCCCGGAATGCATCTCTGACCGAGCTGACCGAGGAGGAGCGCGGCGTGATGGCACATTTCAAAAACCCCGCCATGCCCAGCGTGGCGGTGACTGCGGACGCTGCCATCAAGATCGCAACTGCCCGGCAGGAGTTCGCCAGCACCGACACCTTTCTGGAGATGATTGGCTTTGATCAGGCGGACATCCGGCGCATCCGGGCGCAGGAGCAGCGGGCGCGCGGGCAGGCGCTACTGATGGAGATGGACAATGCAGATAACGGCACGGACGTGGAATAATTACATTGCCCGGCTCTCCCGGCTGAACGAGGCTGCCGGGCAGAAGATGCGGGAGTACATCCAGCTGCACGGCACGGACGATACCGAAGCGCTGATTTCCTACGCCTACGCGGTCATCACCCGGTACGGCGAGGGCAGCGCGGAGCTTGCCTGCCAGATGTATGATGCACTGGCCGAGGCCGAGGGCGTTCTGCTGCCTGCAGCAGAGCCTGCCGCAACTGCCAGCTATGGCGAGGTTGCCCGCATGGTGCGCGCCACCAAAGACCAGAACCCCGAGAACCTGCCCAGCGGCGTGAGCCGCCTTGTCAAGCGGGCGGGCGCAGACACCACCCTGCACAACGCGGTGCGGGACGGCGCACAGTGGGCATGGGTGCCCCACGGGGACACCTGCCCCTTCTGCATCACGCTGGCCTCCCGTGGCTGGCAGACCGCCAGCCAAAAACTGCTGAAGAATGGGCACGCGGAGCACATCCATTCCAACTGCGACTGTGAGTTTGCGGTGCGGTTCCATTCCGGCACAAGCGTGGCAGGCTACGACCCGGAGAAATACCTCAGGCAGTACCGGGATGCCGGCAGCGATGTGAACGCCATGCGCCGCATCAACTACGCTGCCCGGAAGGATGTCATCAACGCCCAGAAGCGGGCGGCGTATGCGGTACGAAAGGTCAACAAAAGCGAAAGAAGCTATAGCGGTGGAGTTGGCTCTAACAAGGCAGATCTTGACTACATAAACAGCGCCCCGTATCGTGCAAAGTTTGACTCCGTTTCGGATAACCCGGCATTGAATCAGTCAATCTACAAATACTGCAAGGCTGCTGTTACGCACCAGTCTGGCGATTACTACGAGGATTTGTCAATTCTGCGCATGGATGGTTCTCTTGTAGGACAAACGTCTAGTAAAGTCAGAAACGAAACGCAGTACAGCCGAACACTGAACGCCGCAGTCAAATCCGCAGAGCCTTACACCCTGGTTTCTCTCCATAACCATGGTACTAATGTTCCTCCATCCGGTGCAGATTTCGGCAGTGCTGGCGAGAAAAAATATGCTTTTGGTATTGTTGCCTGCCATGACGGAACAGTCTATAAGTATAGTACACGCAATGCACGACCATTTGCTGTGAGTGTCATCGACAAGAAAGTTGACATTTACATGGCACCGCCTTATAATATGGGTGTGATTGATGCGTTCCAGCGTGCATTACAGGATGCACAGGAAACATACGGAATCGAATGGAGTGAAATTAAATGAAAGAATACACGCCTTCTGGTAAAACACCGGAAGAACTTGCAGCTGAAATCAAAAAGCTGGAAGAAGAAAGCGAAAATATGACCGAATGGCCGGATGTAGACAACTACGTTGACGATTGAACCACGATGCACGCGCACCGTGGTTTTCTTTTACCCATTTTTAGGAGGTACATCATGAGTAGTAGCAATTCAAGTTCCGGCGGCATTGGCTTCTGCGGTTTGCTGACCGTTCTGTTCATCGCCTTAAAGCTGACCGGCTTCATCGGCTGGTCGTGGCTTTGGGTTCTGTCCCCCCTCTGGATCAGTCTTACCATCCGGCTTGTACTGGCTCTGATTATTGCCGCAATTGACAGTTGACACAAAGCAGAAAGGAACACGCTATGAAAAAGATTCTTCTCGCCATCGCGTTGGCCGCATCTATCCTGCTGTGCGGCTGTTCGGAGGCCGACAAGGCCAATGCCAACATCTCCAAGCAAGCCGATTACTTTGAGAGCGAGCGCAAGATCACCGTCTACAACGCCCGCACCGATAAGATCATCATGGAAGCCGAGGGCTACATGTCCATCTCCAACAACTCAAGCAACGAGCTGGTCTGCACGGTGAAAATTGGCCCGGACACCTACCGCAAAAATTATATCTACCTAAACGGCTACACCATGTATGTGGTGGAGGACATTACCGGCACCCATACCGACCCGTACCACTATAAACTCTATTTCCACACGGACATCCTGCCCAGCGTGGAAGTAAAACCGTAAAGGCACTAACCAGAACACTCTGTTTTAGTCCGTATCAAGCACGATGCAGCTTGCACCGTGCTTTTATTATGCCCATTTTGCCCGCATGAGGACGGAACGGGCACCATCGCAGCGGGCAGTGCGTACCCTGCCCACAACCGGACGCAGACGGAGAACTGCGTCACCAAACCGAGGTTTTACCCACAGAAAGGAGTTTCCACCATGAAACGCGAAGACGTAAAGAACAAGATCCCCGGCATTACCGAGGAGCAGCTGAACTGGCTCATGCAGGAGAACGGCAGCGACATCACCCGGGAGAAAAACACAGCCGCAGCCCTGCAGACCCAGCTGAACAGCGCACAGGCACAGCTCAAGACCGCACAGGACGGCCTGAAGGCCTTTGACGGTGTGGACGTTGCCGGGCTGCAGGCGCAGGTGACCAAGTTGAAGGCGGATATGCAGGCTCAGGCCGACGGCTTTGCCTTTGACAACGCTCTGAACACCGCCATCCTCGGCAAGAAGGGCCGCAGCGTGGATGCAGTGCGCGCTTTGCTGGATCTGGATGCCCTGAAGGGCTCTAAAGACCGCACCACCGACATCAACAAGGCGCTGGAGGACGCAGTCAAGGCGAACCCGTGGGCGTTCGGCGACACCCAGCCTGCCGGGTATCCCAACGTCCGGGATGGCGGTACTCCAAACCATATCCCCAGCCAGCCGGACGGCGTTCTGGCTGCCTTCAGCAAACTGAACCCGAATCTGAAAATCTGACCCGTGCAGCAGCACGGAGAAAGCGAGGTATTTTTATGGCACATGCAAATCAGGAGCGTTGGGCATCCTATGTGGACGTAAAGCTGCGTAACACGCTGGTGACCCGCGACAATCTCATCTTCAACAGCCGCTACGAGGGCGACCCCACTTCCGGCAAGGTCAAGATCCCGGTGCGCGACACCGAGGTGGCCGTCAAGGAGTACGACAAGGCCAACGGCGTTGCTGCCGATGTGGGCACCACCACCTATCTGGATCTGAACATCGACCACGACGAGGCAGTCAACGAGCTGATCGACGGCTACGATGCCGACAGCGTGCCCGATGACATCGTGGCAGAGCGTCTGGATAGTGCCGGTTACTCTCTGGCGCTGTCCATCGACAAGAAGTCCATCGACGCGCTGGAAAGCGCAGCCGGTGCTACCATCAGCGCCACCAAGACCGCCGCCACCGAGGCTAACGCCTACAAGCTGGCACTGGAGGCCAAGCGGGTGCTGGGCCGCAAGGGCGTGCCCAACGAGGGCCGCTTCCTCATCGCGTCCCCGGAGTATCTGGAGGTGCTGATGCTGGACGAGCACTTCATCAAGCAGGGCGACCTTTCTCAGGAGATGGTGCAGCAGGGCGTTGTTGGCCGCATTGCGGGCTTCAATGTGTTCGAGAGCAACAACATGGACTACGAGTCCACCACCCGCGTCAGCAGCAAAAAGACCACCACCGAGTTCATTGCCGGTCACCCCAACTGGTGCCACCGCGTTATGGAGTGGCAGACCGCTGTGCACCTGCAGGATCTGTCCGGCTCCGGCAAGTACATCGGCGCATCCGCTGTACAGGGCCGCAAGGTGTATGGTCTGAAGGTCTCCAAGCCCCAGACCCTGTACATCAAGCGCACCGAGACCGCCACCTGATGAGGTGCCGCCATGAGCTACGCAGAACTGCAGGACGTGGAGGCAGGCTTCCGCGTCCTGTCGGATGAGGAGCGCGGCCGCTGCACCGCCCTGCTGAGCGAGGCGGCGCTTATCATCGACGCCTACAACGCCGATGCCGACACTGACCGCAAGCGGCTGGTATCCTGCCGGATGGTGCGCCGTCAGTTGGGCGAGGATGACAGCGGGGACGCTGTCACCTTCCCCATGGGCGCAACGCAGGGAACTGCCACGGCGCTGGGCTACAGCCAGAGCTGGACCATGAGCGGCGGCTCTACCGGCGAGCTGTATCTTTCCAAGCTGGAAAAAAAGCTGCTGGGCGTGGGCAGCAAGCTGGGCGCACACAGCCCGCTGGAGGACTTATGCTGAAGGGCATCGATATCATCCTGTATGAAAAGACCAAGACCGGCGAGGACGGCTTCCACGATCCCATCTACGCCGAAAGCCCCGTCACCGTGCACAACGTGCTGGTGGGGCAGCCCACTGCCGAGGAGATCACCACCGAATTGCAGCTGACCGGGCGGCGCATCGCCTATACGCTGGCAATCCCAAAGGGCGATACCCACAACTGGGACAACGTCCGGGTGGCGTTTTTCGGGCAGACCTTCCGCACCTGCGGCGGGGCTGTGCAGGGTATCGAAGCCATGATCCCGCTGCGCTGGAACAAGAAAGTGCAGGTGGAACGCTATGAGTAAGGTGACCATCAAGCTGAACCGCAAGGGCGTGCGGCAGCTGCTGCAAAGCCCGGAGATGGAGAACGCCCTGACCGGCATCGCCTTTGCGGCGCAGAACCGCCTTGGCGAGGGCTACAAGGCCAGCTACTACAAAGCCAGCACCCGCGTGGTGGCTAAGGTGAGCGCCGAAAGCCCCGCCGCCCGCAAAGAGAACGCCGACACCAACTCTATTCTGAAGGCTCTGAAGTGATATGATCGAAGAAATCATCCAGAACTATCTGCGTGAAAACGCTTTTCCCTGTTATATGTCCGTGCCGGAGAAACCCTCCGGCAATTTTTGTGTGCTGGAAAAAACCGGCTCCAGCTACGAGGACGGCATCTTTACCGCTACGCTGGCGGTGCAGTCCTACGGCGGCAGCGACCATGCCGCTGCGCAGCTGAGCCACCGTGTGGTGCAGACCATGCTGGACGCGGACACCCTGCCGGAGATTGTCTCCTGCACACTGAACACCGACTACAATTTCCCGGACACCACCCGCAAGCTGCCCCGGTATCAGGCAGTTTTCGATGTGGTGCACTACTGACGAAAGGAGCATTTTTCTATGAATGCAAAAAATGTGACCGCAGCAAAGCCCAAGGTCGGCGGTGCCATCTGGTGCGCCCCGCTGGGCACGGCTCTGCCCAAGGACGCAAAGACCGAGCTTGACCCGGCGTTCAAGAGCCTTGGCTATATCTCCAAGGACGGTCTGACCAACGCAAACTCCCCCTCTAACGAAAATACCGCCGCATGGGGCGGCGATACCGTGCTGAGCCTGATGACCGAGCGCCCGGATACCTTCCAGTGCACGCTGATCGAGGCGCTGAACGAGGAAGTGCTGAAGACTGTATACGGTGACGACAACGTTACCGGCACGCTGGAGACCGGCATCTCCGTTGCCGCCAGCGCCGACGACCTGCCCTTCAACGCCTATGTCGTGGAAATGGTGCTGAAGAACAATGTGAAAAAGCGCGTGGTCATCCCCTGCGGCACTGTAACCTCTGTGGGCGATATCACCTATGCAGACGGCACTGCCGTTGGTTACCAGACCACCATCACCGCGATCGCCGATGCAGACGGTAAGACCCACTACGAGTATATGCAGAGTGCTGGCAAGTAAGGAGGACTATCATGATCACTGCAAAGACTGAATCCGGCTTTTCCATTGAGCTGGAAGAGAGCGCGCTGGACAACATGGAGGTGCTGGACGCACTGTCTGATCTGGACGAGGGCAACCCGCTGGCCATGTCCCGGCTGGTTGTAAAGCTGCTGGGCAAGGACGGCAAAAAGCGCCTGTACGACCATCTGCGTACCGAGGACGGCCGCGTGCCTGCGTCTGCCGTTGAGAGCGCCATCATGGAGCTGTTCCAGTCCATCAACACCGGAAAAAACTCTGCATCCTCGCCGAACTGATCGCAACGGACGAGGACGCGCTGATCTGCGATTTTGTCCAGTATTACAACCTGCTGAACTGGCGTGCCCTGCCGGTGCGGCTGGGGG